CTCGGCCCGGTGCTGGAACGGATGCACAACGAGATCCTCGATCCGCTGATCGAGATGACGTTCACGCGCATGGTCGAGGCCGGCATCGTCCCGCCGCCGCCTGATGAACTGCAGGGCATGGAGCTGAACGTCGAGTTCGTTTCGATGCTCGCGCAGGCGCAGCGCGCCATTGCCACCAATTCGGTCGACCGCTTCGTCGGCAACCTCGGCGCCATCGCCTCGTTCAAGCCCGACGTGCTCGACAAGTTCGACGCCGACCACTGGGCCGACGCCTACGCCGACATGCTCGGCATCGACCCGGACCTGATCGTGCCGGGCGATCAAGTCGCGCTGATCCGCCAGTCTCGCGCCGAAGCCGCCGCACAGCAGGCACAGGCCGAGCAGATGGCGACGACCGCCAAGGCTGCACGCGACCTGGCCGGCGCAGACACCTCTGGACAGAACGCGCTGACCGACGCGACCGCGGCATTCAGCGGGTACACCTGACGGGTGCGCGTATCCGCGAACCGCACGCATAGCCTTCACGCATGAGTCATAGCGACCCGACCGATCTTCGCCGCCAGGAGCGCGACCGAGCTGACGCCGACAAGCGCGCAAAGCTGGCAAGGGAGACCGAGGACGAAGACTTGAGATGGCTGATGAAGTGCAGGCAGGGCCGGCGCGTCGTGTGGCGGCAACTGGACAGGGCAGGCGTGTTTCGCTCCGTGTTCAACACCAACGCGATGCAGATGGCTTTCACGGAGGGCAACAGGAACGGCGGATTGCAGCTCCTGGCGCAGATCAACGCTGTCTGCCCCGAGTTTTATCAAACGATGGTGAGTGAGGCCAATGACCGACACCTTGATGACAACTGACGTTGCAGCCGCAAATACCAGCGAAGGCGAAGCCGCGTCCAACCCGCCTGTCGACACGACTACCGAAGTCGTCGACGCAGGCAATCAGCAGCAGCCCGAGGGCGTTGATGCGGAAGCCAAGCCGGCCGAAGCCAAGCCCGAAGGCGCGCCCGAGAAGTACGAATTCACCGCGCCGGATGGGCATGAGTTCTCGCCCGAGGCGCTGGCCGCGTTCGAGTCCGAAGCCCGTCGCCTGAACCTTTCGCAGGGCGACGCGCAGGAAATGCTCGGCAAGCTCGCCCCGGCGATCCACCAGGCGCAGGTCGCACGCATCGACGCGATCAAGTCCGAATGGGCCGAGACGGCGAAGGCGGACAAGGAATTCGGCGGCGAGAAGTTCGGCGAGAACCTGGCGGTAGCCAAGAAGGCGCTCGACCGCTTCGGCTCGCCCGAGTTCACGGCGCTGCTGAACGAAACCGGCCTTGGCAATCACCCAGAGTTCATCCGGGCGTTCGTCAAGGCTGGACGCGCGATCAGCGAGGACGGCTACGTCGGCGGCAACGCCAAGACCGCTCCTTCTGACCCTGCAAAGGTTCTTTTCCCTTCCATGAATTAAGGAGTAAAAAATGACGGTACTCGCAGCGACTCACCCCACCCTGCTTGATCTGACCAAGCGTCTCGACCCCAAAGGCAAGATCGACACGATTGCCGAGATGCTGACGCAGACCAACGAGATCCTCGAAGATATGGTCTGGGTCGAAGGCAACCTGCCGACCGGCCACCGCACGACGGTTCGCACCGGCCTGCCCACCCCGACGTGGCGCAAGCTGTACGGCGGCGTGCAGCCCGCCAAGTCGACGACCGCGCAAGTCACCGACTCGTGCGGCATGTTGGAAGCCTACGCCGAAGTCGACAAGGCGCTCGCCGACCTCAACGGCAATCAGGCCGCGTGGCGCATGTCGGAAGAACGTGCGTTCATCGAGGGCATGAACCAGAAGTTCGCGTCGACGCTGTGGTACGGCAACGAAGGCACCGAGCCGGAAGCGTTCACCGGATTCTCGCCGCGCTTCAACGACCAGGCCGCGGCAAACGGCAGCAACATCCTGACCTCGGCCGCGACCCCGGACAACGCCGACAACGCATCGATCTGGCTGGTGGTGTGGGGTCCGAACACGGTTCACGGCATCTACCCGCAGGGTTCGACCGCTGGCCTGCAGATGCACGACAAGGGGCAAGTGACCATCGAGAACATCGACGGCGCTGGCGGCCGGATGGAAGCATACCGCTCGCACTACCGTTGGGACTGCGGCCTGACCGTGCGCGACTGGCGCTATGTCGTGCGGATCAACTTCGACCTCGAAGATGTCGTCGCCTCCGGCTCGACCGGCCCGGTGCTCGACAGCCTGATGCGCAAGGCGATCCGCCGCATCCCGAGCCTCGGCATGGGCCGCCCGGCGTTCTACGCCAACCGCGACACGCTCGACGCCATCGACGACCAGGCGGCCAACAAGGCGACGCTGGCGTTCAAGACCATCGAGGACGCGCAGGGCAAGCTTGTGCAGACGTTCAACCGCATCCCGATCCGCCGCTGCGACGCGCTGCTGTCCACGGAATCCGGCATCTGAATGACGCCGGCCTCGGGTGACTGAGGCCGGATCAACCCCATCACGAAAGGAAATGAAATGATCCTCGACGAACGCCTTGAGTTTGCAGACGCCGCAGCGATTGCGCTGAACACGACCAACGCCATCGCGCCGAACACCGATGTCATCGACCTCGGCGCCACGCCCACGCTGCGCGACATCGGCGCGGGCGAGCCGATTTATCTGGTGATCCAGGTCGACACCGTGTTCGCTGGCGCCGGCAACGTCACCTTCGACCTCGTGTCGGACAGCACCTCCAACCTGGCGACCAGCAAGACCACGCACCTGACCACGGGCGCGCTGGCCTACACGGTCTACACGGCGGGCAAGACCTTCGTCTACGCATTGCCGCAGGAGGCCACCTACGAGCGCTACCTCGGCTTGTGGGAAACCGCCAGCGGCAACCTGACGGGCGGCAAGATCAACGCCTTCCTGACCCGCGACGTTGCACGCTACACCGCCTACGACGACGGCATCTGAGGACTGATCCATGAAAGTCAAAGCGACGAAGGACGGCTTTTATGGATCGCTGCGCCGCCCCGGTGACGTGTTCGAGGTGGCGGACGGCGTGAAGTCCAAATGGTTCGAGCCGGTCGACGCCAACGCCAAGCCCGAGAAGCCGGCCAAGGCCGACAAAGGCAAGCGCGCACCCGAAACGCTGTCCGAGATCACCCGTGCGGATAGTGAAGCGCTCGGCGGCGATATCCAGGTCTGACAGTTTCCTCCCCACCGCGGTTTTGCTGCGGTCTTTCGGGGGCTTCGCGCCCCCATTTTTTTACGCGAAGGGGTAGCACTTGGCATCCGAAGTCGACATCGTAAACACCGCCCTGTCGCGACTCGGCGACGAGGCTACCGTTTCCAGCATCGACCCGCCCGAGGGGTCCGCGCAGGCCGAGCACGCCGCGACGTTCTACCCGATTGCGCGCGACACCCTGCTCGAAATGCACAACTGGCGGTTCGCCACCAAGCGCGCCACGCTCGCGCTCACGACCGCCGAGCCGTATGAGTGGACCTACGCCTACGCGCTGCCGTCAGGGATGCTGAAGTCGCTCGCCGTACTGCCGGCAACCGGAAGCGCCGAGGACGACGGCCACGACTACGACCAGCAGCTCGACGAGGACGGCAATCAGATCATCCTCACCGACCTGGAAGACGCGACGCTGCGCTACACGGCCAAGGTCACGGACACCACGCGCTTCCCGCCGCTCTTTACCGACGCGCTCGGCTGGCTGCTCGCCTCGTACCTTGCCGGGCCGATCCTCAAGGGTGACGCCGGCAAGGCCGAGGCGAAAGCGTGTCTTGCGCACTTCCGCATGGCCTATTCGCTGGCGATTGAGTCGGACGCCAACCAGCGCCGCGTCAAGCCGACGCATACGCCGAGCTGGATCGGGGGCCGCTGATGTCGAAGATGATGACGTTCAAGCAGGCGTTCAACGGCGGCGAGGTCACGCCCGAGCTGTACGGCCGCGTCGACGACTCGAAGTGGCAGTCGGGCCTGGCGCTGTGCCGCAACTTCATCACCACGCCCCAGGGTCCGGCGAAGAACCGGCCTGGCTTCAAGTTCGTGCGCGCGGCCAAATACTCGGGCGTGAAGTCGCGCCTGATCCCGTTCGTGTTCTCGGCCACGCAGAGCTTCGTCGTCGAGATGGGCGAGGGTTACTTCCGCTTCCACACGGCCGGTGCGACCGTGCTCGACGACGACGGCGCGATCTACGAGATCACCAACCCCTACGCAGAGTCAGAACTGTTCGACATCCACTATGTGCAGTCGAACGACGTGCTGACGCTGGTGCATCCGAACCACGCGCCGCGCGAGCTGCGCCGCCTGAGTGCGACCACGTGGGAGCTTGCCGAGATCGACTTCCAGCCGGAACTCTCGGCGCCTACCGGCGTTGCCGTGGCTGTATACATCCCGACGTCGGCCTCCGTAAACCCTGACACCTACCAGACCTGGAACTACAAGGTCACGGCCGAGGCGCTCGACACCCGGAACGAGAGCGTGCCGTCGAGCAATGCTTCGGCGAGCAATAACCTATACGTCACCGGGTCGCGCAATACCGTCACCTGGAACGCCGTGACCGGTGCCGAGCGCTACAACGTCTACAAGGAAAGCGGCGGCCTGTACGGATACATCGGCAGCACGACAGGGCTGGCCTTGATCGACGACAACATCTCGCCCGACATGAGCCGCACGCCGCCGCAGTACGACGACGTGTTCCTGACCGACGGGCGGATTGCGTCGGTCGCTGTCACCGCTGGCGGGTCCGGGTACAACTCGACGGCGGGGGCGATCACGGCGGTCAAGCTGGTTGGCGACTGGCGCAACTTTTCTTCGTTCTCTCCTGACCACACTGTCAGCATCGGCGACGTTGCCGGGACGGGCGCAACGGTCACGGTCGCGTCATTTGGTACATGGTCAGTCGGAGGCGGCTCGACCATGTACTACCCGACCGCCATCACCGTCACGGCGGGCGGGTCTGGATACGTCGATCCTCGCCTGCTGGTGAGTTTCGGCGGGATTGCGAACGTTGACGCAACAAGTATCGGCTTCACGAACATCAGCAAGAGGCCGAACAACATCACCCTCGCCGTCACCGACGCGGGCGGCGGCAGCGGCGCCGTGCTGCAGGCCACCGTCGTCGCCGGGGTCATCACTGGCGTTGCCGTCATAGAGCCAGGCAGCGGCTACTTCGCGCCAGTCGTGTCGGTGTCCGAAGCGCTCGGCGGATCGGGGGCGACGTTCGGTGTTCCGGTCGTCGACAGCGCGGGCGACTTCCCGGCCGCCGTCTCCTACTTCGAGCAGCGCCGCTGCTTCGCCGGCACCACGCGGCGCCCGCACAATACCTGGATGACCAAGAGCGGCACCGAGGCGAACATGAGCTATTCGCTGCCGGTGCGCGACGACGACCGCATCGCCTTCAAGCTCGCCGCGCGCGAACTCAACAAGATCAACCACATCGTCCCGATGTCCGACCTGATGCTGATGACAGGCGCCGCAGAGTGGCGCGTGTCGGCCGGCAGCAGCGAGGCGATCAGCCCGTCGAATATCAGCGTGCGCCCGCAGTCCTACGTCTGCAGCCGGTCATCATCAACAACACGGCGATCTTTGCCGCGGCGCGCGGCGGCCATGCGCACGAGTCGTCCTACGACTGGCAGGCCAACGGCTTCGTCACCAGCGACCTCACGCTGCGCGCGGCGCACCTGTTCGACGACTACGACCTGCTCGACATGGCCTACTCGAAGGCGCCTAGTCCGGTCGTGTGGATGGTGTCGTCGTCTGGAAACCTGCTCGGCCTGACCTACATCCCAGAGCAGGAGGTCGCCGCCTGGCACTGGCACGACACTGACGGCGTGTTCGAGTCGGTCGCAGTCGTGCCGGAAGACGACGAGGACGTGCTCTATGCGGTCGTCCGCCGCACCATCGGCACGCTCGACATGCGCTACGTCGAGCGGCTGAACACGCGCAAGTTCACCGACCAGGCCGACGCCTTCT